ACGTTATACTATATCACAAAGAATTATTTAACCAACTAGAGCCAAAACTATGATATACTGTATACTAAGGAGGGATTCAATGTATACAGTATATTTACATGTAAATAAAATTAATGGTAAAAAATATGTTGGACAAACATGTCAAAAAGTTTCTGATAGATGGGGTAATGGCTCAACATATTCAAACTCAAAACATTTTTATAGAGCAATCAAGAAATACGGATGGGATAACTTTAATCATTTTATTATAGTAGATAAACTAACCAAAGACGAGGCTGACTCATTAGAAATAAAACTAATCCAAGCGTACGATACTACAACAACAGGATATAATATTTGTCACGGAGGAGCAGGTGTTATGCGGGGTAGAAGACATAGTGTAGAAGCAAAGCAAAAAATACGTGAATGCAGAAAAAGCCAAGTTTTCTCAAAAGAAATTCAGAAAATAAAAGCAGAGACAATGTTAGGGTTTAAATACAAACATATTGGCGTCACATTTTATGATGGTAATACACGTAATTATCAGCTAGTATCAGACATTTCAAACGAGCTTGGTTTTGATAAAGGACATATTAACAAATGTCTAAAAGGTCAGCGAAAGACACATAACAAATGTACCTTTAACTATATTTGTTAGTCAACACACCGTGGCTTATTTATGATATAATTACTTTAGTAATAAAAATAAATCAAAGGACGTGATTATTATCGCTTTAATCGGATTCGAAAAAGCAATCATCAGTGTAAAAAACGCTGAGGGCGTAATTGAAAAGTTAACAATTGATAAAACAGGTGGAGGTACTATTGAGTCAAGTATTACAGGTATTTCACCAGAACAAACAACAGTGTATGCATCTAATGTACCAATTTGGGTGTCAGCTAAAGGTGTTGGTGAAGTTCAAGCAACACTTAACGTGTTTGACCTTTACAAAAATGGTGTTTATGAAAAGGTTTTAGGTATTACTCGTGATCCTGATGGGATTGCCTCAGTTGGAGAAGACACAGAAGCACCATATGTGTCAGTGGTGTTTGTTTCAAGTAATCCAGAAGGTAAAGATGTATTTCTAGGTCTAACAAAAGGACGTTTCAGTCATCCAGAAATGAACCTTGCAACAACTGAATCAGGCGGAACAGAGCCAGGCACTGAATCTATTGAAGGTTCATTTGTAACAGACTCACGTGGTATTGCATTCATGCATGCTGTAGAATCAGATACAGTTACGTTGGATAAATTCGTTGACAAAGTAAATAACGTTGTTAGCGGTTGATGAATTAACCTAACCTTAATTGGTTAGGTTTTTTATTATCCACAAATAAGGGATTATATGCTATACTAAATTAGTAGACAAATAAAACTATTGGAGGATTTAAGATGATTACATTAAAATTAGAAATTGATGGAAAACAAAAGGAATTTAAACAAAAATCAATTAAAGTGCGATCAATGCGAGAAATGTTAAAATTCCAAGCACGCATGGAAAAAGTACAATCTGGCGAAGAACAAATGACAGAATTAGAACAAATTGACACAATGATTATGTTAGTGGCTGATGTATTTGACAATCCAGAAGTAAACTTTGACACAATCATTGATGGCGTTGATGCAGATAAGTTAGAAGAAGTGCTTGGTGGAGTATTTAATGCAATTGGCGGTGGAGAAGCAGCACAAGCAAAAAAGGAGAAAAAGACCTCTCAGAAATAAGCTGGGAGGAACACCTTGAAGCACTGGATAAAATGTATACTGACCTTCTATCCAGCGAGTCAGGAGTATGGTCTCTATCAGAGATTAACAACGCAGATTATAATTTATTAATGGAGCTGTTTACGAAAGACAGCAAACCAAAGAAAGAGAAGAAGCAAGATGCAATGGACTTCTTTGGTACATTTATGAATCCAGCAGAGCTTGCCAAAGCTAAGGGAGAAGCACTTTAGGGAATCCTAAGGTGTCTTTTTTTATGTTATAATAGATACATAAAGTACACAAAGGAGTGAATGATTAATGGCAGATAGACCCGTTGGTAATATGAAGTTTGGTATTGGATTTGACGGACTAGACGAATCTATAAACACATTGGATAAGCTGAACAGAGCAATTAAACAAACAGAATCAGCAATGAAGACCAATATTTCAGCAATGGAAAAAGGCTCTAACAGTATGAGTGATCTTGCACAGAAGCAAAGAGACTTGACAACTACTACAGAACTTCAAGCAAAAAAAGTGCAAATACTTGAACAACGTAGAGAAGATTACATTACCACTTATGGAAAAGAATCTAAGCAAGTATCAAATGTAACCAAACAAATCAATGATGCAAGTGCAAAATATAATAAATATTCAAAAGAGTTAACATCTACTAAGCAAGCTTACATTTTAGCAGAGTCTGGTGTAGACAAATATACCCAAGCATTAAAAGATAATGAAAAAGCTATGAATGATGAAATTAAAGCATTCAATAGTGTTGGAGATAAAGTAGGCGCATTTAACGCTAAACAGCGTGGATTAAAAACACAATCTGAATTAACTGAAAAAGCAATTGTAGCTCAGAAAACAGCCGTAGATTTAATGAGTAAAGAGTTTGGACAAGCTTCACCTCAGGTGGAAAAGGCAGAAAATAAACTTCAAGAATTTGGTAGACAGTCAAAAATAGTAGATTCACAGTTGGATGCATTATCATCAGGAGTAGATAAAGCGGAAAAATCAATGAAAGGTTTTTCAACAGTTGGACATGCTATTGGTACAACGCTAGGTAATTTAGCCAGTGGCGCCATATCTAGAGTCACTGGTTTCATAGGCGACATGACACGTGAGGCAATCACTGCTACAGACTCTGTTTCTAAGTTTAAAAAGAGCATGGATTTTGCAGGATTTGGTGGAGAAGAAATAGAAAAAGCCACCGCACAGATGAAAGGATACGCAGATGTTACTGTCTATGGATTAGAAGATATTCTGAATACCTCAGCGCAGTTAGCTTCAAACGGTATTCCAAACTACATGCAACTAACAGAAGCAGCAGGTAACTTGAATGCGGTAGCAGGTGGATCAGAGGAAACATTTAAGTCTGTGGCTATGATGTTAACGCAAACAGCAGGAGCGGGTAAACTAACGACTGAAAACTGGAATCAGTTAGCAGACGCAATCCCAGGGGCTTCAGGACTACTACAAGAAGCTATGTTAACAAATGGAGCATACACTGGGAACTTCCGTGAAGCAATGGAAAAAGGCGAAATATCTGCTGATGAATTCAATGCAGCCATTACTGAATTAGGTATGAATCCTGGAGCGATTGAAGCCGCTAAATCAACAGATACTTTAGGTGGCTCATGGGATAGATTGAAGTCTACAGTAGTCACCGCAATTCAAGGCATTATAGAAAAAATAGGCGTTGAAAACATCACTGGGTTTATCAATACATTAAGTACAAAAATAGAAGAAGCAATTCCAAAAATGGCAGATTTCATGGGTAAATTAGGAGAATTTGCCAAATGGATTGCAGATAACAGAGAGCCACTAACATGGCTTGTAGGTATCATAGGTGGGATAACACTTGCGATTAAAGCGCTAGGTATAGCCTCAATTGTATTTACGACTATATCTCTCACAGTAGGAGGATTAGTTGTAGCATTAGGCGCATTGGTTGGAGCGTTAGTAGTAGCTTATACAAAATCTGAAACTTTTAGAAGAATAGTCAATGCAGCATTTCAGACAGTATGGTTTATTGTTAAACCAATCATAGATGGACTAGTTCAAGGTTTTAAAGATTGGTGGGCCGTAATGTCATGGCTTTGGGGTAAAATCTCAGGGTGGGCGGTCAACGTGTGGAACAAATTTGGAGAAATAAAAACTAATGTATCACGAGCAGTGACAGAAACATGGACAGGAATCAAGAAGTCATTCAGCGACGGCATTGACACCGTTGTGAACTGGATGAAAGACTTGCCTACCAAAATAGGAACAGCTATTTCAAATGGTAAAAATGCAGTTACAAACGCATTCAAAGGTGTATTTAACGGCGCACTAAAAGCCATTGGTAAACCAGTGAATGGTATCATCAAAGGCGCATCATGGGTTCTTGAAAAATTAGGCGCAGAACCTCTAACCGAATGGGATGTACCACAATACGCTACAGGTACACCCGCAGGCGGACACCCAATTAATGGACCAATGATGGTCAATGATGGACGTGGAGCAGAAACAGTTATCACACCAGATGGTAGAGCATTCATACCTAAAGGACGTAACGTAGTATTGAATGCACCAAAAGGCACACATGTCTTGACAGCTGAAGAAACAGCCCAACTTCAAGGTTCAAAAGCGCCTAAATACCGTTACAAAAAAGGTACTAACTTCTTTGGTAATATGTGGAACAGTGTGAAAAATGTTGCTGGTAATGTAGGAAACACACTTAAAAACGTAGTAGGTGATGTGTGGGACTTCATTTCAGACCCAGCGGCATTGGCTAGAAAAGTAATAGGTGGCTTAGATGTATTAGGTGGGTTGACAAAATATCCATTAGAAGTAGGTAAAGGTATTCTATCTAAAGCAACAAGCGCTCTGACTGAAAAGATTACTGATTTGTTCTCATCTGGTAACTTAGATACCTCTATAGGAACCAATGGTGTCTATAAATATTTAGCAGATGTTGCTAAATCAGTAATGAAGAAATTCCCAGGTTTTGTGGCAACTAGTGGTTATAGACCAGGCGACCCATATTCACATGGTAAACGTAACGCAATTGATATTGCTTTACCAGGAGTTACTGGTGGGTCAAGTAAATACACAGAAGCTGCAAACTATGCGTTTGATAAATTTGCATCTAAGATTGGTTACGTAATCACTAATGGTAAAGTTCGTGACCGTTCAGGACAATCAGGTACAGGTATTCATAATGATTGGAGACCGTGGCCTGATGGAGATCATTATGATCATGTCCATTTAAACGGTGTGAAAGACCCACAAAACACTCAAATTTCAGGTGATAGCGTAGGGGGAAGTGGTGTAGACCGTTGGAGAGGTATCGCAACACAAGCTCTTAGAATGACGGGTCAATACTCAGCAAGCAATCTAAATGCATTACTTAACCAAATGCGAACAGAGTCAAATGGTAATCCTAACGCAATAAACAACTGGGATATCAATGCCAAGAATGGTACACCTTCAAAAGGTCTACTACAAGTAATTGATCCAACATTTAGACAGTATGCAATGCCAGGACACAACAGTAATATATATGATCCATTATCTAATATCTTAGCTTCAATCAGATATGCACTTTCAAGATATGGTAGTCTAGGAGCAGCATATCGTGGAGTTGGTTATGAAAATGGTGGCATAATTACTAAGCAACACATGGCAATGGTTGGCGAAGGCAATAAAGAAGAAGTTGTAATTCCGCTCACTGGTTCAGGACTTAAGCGTTCAAGAGCTATGCAACTACTAGCATATGCTAATGAGAAGCTAAATCGTAGCCAGTCAACACCAGTATCTGGTACGACTTCAAGCACAAACTCTGATATGGCGCAAATACTTCTACTGTTAAAACAACAGAATGAGCTATTGATGGCTATTTTAGCTAAAGACACTAATGTATTACTGGATGGTGAGAAGTTAAATAGCAAACTGCAAAAGATTCAATCAAGGAATCAACTAAATGCTAATCGTGATTTGGGATTAGTTTAGCAAATGAGGGGCTTGTATAAGCTCCTTTTTTGTGTTATAATTAATACATAAAATAATAAAGGAGATAATAAATATGACACAAAATTATGATTTTCTACGATCCTTTACGATTGACGGAAAAGACACAAAACACTTATTTCAAATTGCAAAATTAAACATACCATTTTTATCAAAAGAAAATGAGTTTTTCCAGGTAGGTAATACAGATGGAAAACATTTTAGAAATACAAGATTAGGAGATTACACATTAAGTATTGATGGATTTATTATCAAAGACAATACAGGTAAAACAGTTCCGCAAGTGATGGATGAACTAAAAGCGTTAGTCAATAGTGACGAACCTCAGAAGTTAGTGTTTGACATTTTTCCAGATAGATATTTCAATGCTATCTTTACAGGAGCTGAAGAATATGATGCAACAGATTTGAAGTACACACCACTCACATTAACGTTTGACGTTCCAGACGGAATGTCACATGCTATTGAGTCAATTGGTTTTTCAAACACCTACTCAACCACCACCAATCTTATGCTAGATAGTGAGTATAATGCTATTAATAAATATATGAAACCTTGGGTCAAGAAGTTAGATGAGAAGTTCAATAACTCTAGTATTGTTCAAGGTGATTTCACAAATGGTGTTCCGTTAAATTTTGAGCATGACAAAAATTCAGATGAGCGTTGGCTAAACTTAAACTCTAGCACACTGATTCATAGAGCAGACTTGAAAGTTGGAGACGAGGTCAATTTTAGCGTATTTGCAAAAGTATTATCCATTGATGAATCAAACGACAAAACATATGCTGGACAAGTAGTACTAGAAGAGTGGGATACAGTGAAGGGTGCAAGACTTAATAGACACTTTGTTACTATCCCTAAAAAAGTGAATACTGAGTTTACGGAGTATGGGTCAGTAGTTAAGATTGAAAACGAAAAAACAAATGCTCTTAACTTACAGTATGGTTTCAGAGGAAGCACTCTTATTAACTGGAGTAAACCAATGGTTAGTTTTCTACCACCACTTGGGTCAGTAGTGACAGCGCCAACTGTGGGAGCAAAGGCGTATAGTGATAGCATTGATTTTGGGAACTATGATTATTCGGGAAATCCGAATTTATTCAGAAATATTGGTTCAGATGAATTGTCGCTTGATTTCAAAAAATATACAAAACCATCAAATGTGTCGTTTGTTAACGGAGAATATGTGATAGATACAGCCACTTTAACAGGTAATCAAGGATACTACTTTATAAATATCCCAAGAGGAATGGTGGGTAAACGATACACATATTCCATTGAGGCGAGGTCTGATGTAGATACAGGTGGCATTGCCATCAGCCCAGTGGTATATGTTGGTACATCATTAAGTGTTGTAACCACATCTTCAATAACTTCATTAACAACCACAAACAGACGATATAATCTAGTAACTAACCCATTAACAGAAGTTAAAGTAAATTCTGAAGTACAAGCATTACAAATATATGTAACTAAAACTGATGTTACAGCTTCTAAAATTTACATTAAACCTAATATCAAATTAGAAGAAGGAACTACAGCCACACCGTACCAGCCAAACTTACTTGAGCATCCTTATTATTTAAGTAAAATACCGTTGGGTGAGAATATTGCTGATCAGACATTAAAATTTCCAATACAAACCAGTGCATATCAGTTGTATGGTTCAAATATGTTAGAAGAATTTAAGATAGGTCAAAAGTATACTATCACGATAAAAGCCACTAAACCATCAACTCAAACGTTCAGACTGTACAATGATGGTAACACGCCACTAGGATATTTTGCACCAGTTGAGGGGTTAACAGATGTGTGGATTTGTAGTTTTACTCCTACAAAAGTTTCCACCACATCACCAAAATTACTTACTATTTATCAAATACCACGTGAAACGGTAGGAGCCTGTATGATAGAATGGCTCAAAATTGAAAAAGGTGACACACGCACACCAAATATACCTTACTACAAATATGAAGGAATCGCACCAGCACCATCAAATAATCCAAAAGATTATCACTGGGGTTATAGTCCTTCCTATATCAACGCAGTTGAATATGTACCAAGTGGGGATTCTGTTGGTGACTTGGTTAAGATTGAAAACAATGGGACTTACAGAACGAAGCCACGCTTTTCATTCAGAATGAAAGGAGAAAATGGACTAATTGCTCTGTTGAATCAAAATGGAGCTATCTTGCAGTTTGGTAACCCTGAAGATGTGGACGGAACAACCTCTTCCAGAGTAGAGCAAGGACTTGATGAAAACTTTTGGGGCAATACACTCACTCCCACACTGCAGTTAAATAGTGGTTTCAAATCAGTATATCCAAATATGAATAATAACTCAGCTACACCAAACTTAGTGCAAGGTACATGGGATATGAAACCAGATCCGGATGCGGTTACACCAATATTTACAGGGGTTGGTTCTATCAACGTCTGGCATGGACCAAGCATTGTGGCGAATATTCAAGCACCATCTAATAACGATAGAACATTACCAATTTCCAATCATTATCGTTTTGTATTTGATAACTATAATAAGGGGCAGCGTGGACGAATTGAGTTTGCCACCTTTGATGAAAATGGTAACCCTATTATGACAGCCATCATTAGGGATAGTGACCACGCATCCAATGAACTAATATTCGAAGCGTGGTATAAGAATAAGAAGTTACATCAGCAAAAATTAGATAGAAAGATATTCTGGAATACCTTCTATGAAATGAACATGGATAGACGAGGTAATAAACTAGTATGGAGAATGGTTCAAATTAAACAATTAGGTATGAATCCAAACGGTTGGTCTGTGGCATCTATTGACAAGGAATATAAGTTTACATGGACATTACCAGAACCAGATACAAGTAAGTTTACAAAATCAGGAGCTTGGGTTATGCGTTACTCAAAAGAATATCATGTGATCATGAGACTGACTGACATACAAGCACGTTGGGAAGGAACACCATATTATCAAGACTTGAAGAACTATTTCCAAGATGGTGACCTCGTTGAGATTGATACATCAACTAGAGAGTTTTTTGTCAATGGCGTAGTTAACAATCAATTGAATGTAGTAGGTAATCAGTGGGAAAAATTTGAGCTTGAAACTGGTGAAACAATTATTCAACCAATTGTTTCAGGTTGGGCTAACATGGCAGAGGTAACAGCAGAGATTACACAAAACTATCTATAAAACAAGAGAGAGATTTGCAAAAGTCTCTCTCTTTATGTTATAATGAATAAGAAAGGAGTGAGTATCATTGGATTTTTATATAACGGATCGCACGTTTGAATTAAAAACAATTACTTCAACAACTGCTGATGTAGAGTACCCTGTATTAAGCGCAAGTGATGTAAGTACACTAGAAACAGCGTCACGTAGAATGACCCTACAGTTAGCGTTTACAAAAGATAACACTGCAAAAATTAAAAAGGATGTAGCAGTAGGTAATTATGTATTATATCAAGATTTGAATCAGAAATTTGTTTGGATGACAATACTCAAGGTCACACATAACCCTCTGACTCAAATCCGCACACTAGAATGTGAAGATGCTGGAATGGACTTATTAAATGAGGACTTACCACCGTTTCCAGCACAAGGGAATCATAATATTATTTGGTACATTGAAAAATTTACCTATGATTCTGGTTTCGTTATTGGTAAAAATGAAATACCTAACTTGACACGTACACTAGAATGGGATAGTAATATGACTGCCTTAGAGCGAATTCAATCAGTAGCCACACAATTTGATAATGCAGAACTAGAGTTTTCATTTGAATTTGTTGGAAATCAGTTGGCCAAGCGTAAAATAGACATCTATAAAAAACGTGGAGTTGATGAGCGTAAAAAGTTATACGTTAATAAAGACATTAATTCTATAGAAACAGAAGAGGATATCTATCAATTAGTAAACTCTATTTATCCAACTGGAGGAACTCCAGAAGGTAAAGATGAGCCAATCAATTTAAAAGGGTATACTTGGACAGACCCTGATGGGCGTTTCATACTAGATAAAACTACTGGTAGAATAAATGACACACAAAACATAAAGCAATGGAGTAGAACAAATACTAATTCACATTATTTTCTACAACACAAGAGTTGGACAACGACAAGTCAGAAAGAATTGGTTAATACAACGGTTAACTGGCTGAAAAAATACAGTGTACCTCTAGTTAACTATATTGTAGATATTGCTAACATTCCATCACAATTAACAGTAGGTAATACTGTAGATATCATAGATGAAAATGAAAATCTATTTTTATCTAGTAGAGTACAGAAATTAACAGTTAATTATGAAACAGAACAAGTTGTATGTGAGCTTTCTGAATTCGTTAGATTAGAGAGTGGATTATCTGAACGTTTGCAGCAAATGGCTAATGATTTTAACGATAAAATAAACAACGCAGTACCTTATACAGTTGAGATTGATTCGTCAGCACCATTTTTCGTAAATGGCGAGGGTACAATAACATTAACATGTAGAGTGATTAAAGGATCCTTAGATGTAACGAATTTTTTTAAAACATTCACATGGAGTAGACTAAAGCTAGATGGGACACTTGATACTGAATGGAGTGACACTGGTTTATCCGTAAAAGTCACAGCAGGTACTGAACTTAGATATACTTATATTTGTAATGCAGAAGATTAAAAGGAGAGGTATGAATGCAAGCACAAGGAATGAAAATTATTAATAATATGCAGATTGAAACCAGTACAGGTACAGTGTACTGGCAAGAGGATGAACCAACAAATCCAAAAGACAATGACACGTGGTTTAAAGTAGTAAATGGTACAGCAACAAATGCTTACAATCGTGTAGACGGTGAATGGATAGAAACAGCGTTCGCTAGTCAAATTATTGCAGAAGAGTTAGTTGGTAAGATACTCACCGCAGCTGAAATTAATGGTGGAGTTATCAATGGTATTACCATGAATGCTAGTGAGTTTAGAAACACTTGGAAAACAATCAGTGAAGAGACAGCAACACAAGTTGATGGTAATGTAGTAATTGCTGATGGTGTAATTACCCAAACAAGTAATAATCGTAAAATTCTAACTGGCGGAACACTACAATCTAGACAACAAACAAGTAGTAATCTGTCTAACGGCATTCTAACAACAAGTAACAGTATTTATTCAGAAACGGATGGCTCACTTATTAGAACAACTGGAGCTAGATTGTTTGGTGGATATTTAGAACTAAACTGGTACGAGCCAGGTAAAGGTATTACAGCTAATGCAACACTAGATGCGCAGACACTTTATAAAATGTTAACACTTAAAACTAAGACATTTAAGATAGCTGACACCTCAAACTTCAAAGATGCTGAAATAACATATACAAGACAAGGTGATATGGTTAACGCTCAGATATACTTCAATTTATTAAGTGATACTGGCTGGGTAGGACTATCACCGTTTCATATTGGATATAAACCTAAAAACTATATTCAGGGAACGGGAATACTACCTAGCATTTCATATCAAGGAGTAAACTGTACCGTGTATAGTAACAATAACGGATGGAGATTGATTCCTCAAAAATCAACAAAAGGAGCGTTTCAAGGTTCGTTAACCTACACTACAATAGATGATTGGAATTTAGCATAATAAATAAAAACCCTCAAAATAGAGGGTTTTTATTTGCTTTTAAATGGGTAATCACCCGTTTAATAAATGTACTTGACCTTAGAATGCTCGTGAGAGACACACTATTTCGCTTATATAGGTGTTATAATGATTACATACCTAGGAAACGAGGTGATAAATGAATAGGAGTGTTTTGCTATGAACCTAAACGATAAGGAGTTTGTTTCATTAAAAGAACAGTTAGCAAGAATTGAGGTAAAGCTTGATGACATACCTGAGATTAAAGCTGACTTAAAAGAGTATGGAAGTCGCTTAGAACGTCAATCTGAAAAAACAGATAAGGCGTACAGCATGTCCATGCAAAATAGAGAAGCGTTGGCTGACTTGAAAAACAGCTATACATGGTTAACACGTACCACTGTTGGCGCAGTTATTGGCGCATTAATTAGTATTGGTTTATCATTATTTATGAATTAGGAGTGATGTAGAATGAAAAATATTAACTGGAAAGTTCGTTTTAGCAAAGACAACCTAACATTTATCTTGCGTTTTATTGGCGCATTAGCAATACCTATCTTAGCATACTTTGGTTTGAAGTTTGAGGATATTACATCCTTTGATACATTATTGGATGTATTAGTAAGAGCAGTAAGCAACCCTTATGTTTTAGGATTAACTGTAATTAATGCATTAAACATGATCCCAGACCCAACAACTAAAGGTATTACAGATAGTGAAAAAGCATTGAACTATACAGAACCAAAGAAATAAGAAAGAGAGTGATAATATGGTAGAAATCATCAATCAAACAGTAACACGTGGTGTTGCTGGACGTAGAGGCGGAGCAGTGAAAGGTGTAGTATTTCATAATACATGGGGTAACTCTACAGCCAAGCAAGAAGCTAACCGTTTAGCAGCAATGAATAATAATCAATTGGCTGCTGGCTTTGCGCATTACTATATTGATAAAAACACAATTTGGCGTACTGAAGACACATTCAATGCGGCATGGCATACAGCAAACAGTGACGGTAATATGAATTACATTGGTTATGAAGTTTGCGGAAATGATCAAACACCACTAGCAGATTTCTTGCAAGCAGAAGAAAACACATTCTGGCAAATTGCACAGGATTTGAAATATTACGGATTACCTGTCAATCGCAACACTGTACGTTTACATCATGAATTTTCAGCTACACAATGTCCTAAACGTTCATTAATTATTCACACTGGGTTCAACTCAACACAGGCACAGCCAGCTAATGTAACTAATGCTATGAAGGACTATGTTATTGGTAAAGTGTCTAAGTATTACAATAACCCTAGCTTAAAACCAGACGGCAATGCCTCAACTGGTGGAGGTACTACACCTCCAAGTGGAGCAAACGTAACACCATCAACTCCAAGTCAGCATGATAAAGTAGTAGCTGCAAGTCCAGCAAAACACCAAGGTAATGCTTGGGGTAAACTTGATTACTTTAATGGTCATGGTAAAGACCAAATTCGTGTGGCTGGCTGGTTAGTTCCTGACAAGCCTCAGGGTGCTATTGGAACATATGCATATGTAATCTTCATGCAGCATGGAACAAACAAAGAATTAACACGTATTCAGTCTGCTGGAATTAAACGTCCAGATGTCAAGAAAGCATATGGGTATCAAGGTGGACAAGAACTTGGTTTTGATGTAACAGTCAATAAGAACCAGTTCAAGGGTAAAAAAGTAGATGTGATTCTACGTAGAGCGAATAAATCTAACGGTGAAGGCGCAGTAAATGACGTACGAATTGACTCAATCTATTTGAGTTTATAATAAAAAGACACTCTTAATTGAGTGTCTTTTTTGTTTATAGTAAATTCTTAAAGTTTTGAGGTTGAAACCCCATTGCAATCAACTCACCGCCATTAAAAACTACTGGTAATGTTCGTAAGTTGTTAGCCATTAAATAATTATAGGCATCTAACTCGTCATCTACGTTTAGTTCCTTATAATTTAACCAATGATTTTGTAACCATAACTTGCTTTGTTTGCACTGAACACAATTGTTTTTAGTATAAATTTTAATCATTTTATTTTCCTCCTTTTACTTTAAATAATTTTTCAATTCGTTTTTTATTTTTATCATGTTTGATATCGTGTTTAACATTTACCAAATGTTCTTTACCCCAGATACATTCAAATTTATCTTCTGGCATTTCATACTCACTTATTAACACAGTGTTGTTTTTTGATAACTCTACAGCCCACTTATCAAATTCTTCATATGGAAACTTGCCAGTTGAATATCCAAATGTCGCTCTGTACGGCGGGTCTAGGTAAAAAACACAGTTTTTATATTCCTTAGGGTCATATTCTAAAAACGATTTACATTCAAATTTAATATTTTGTAAGTTTGGTGCTTGTTTCACTAAACTTCTAATACTCTCAGCTGGTATATCTCTTCCCGTCTTTTTGTCTCTAGCAAATCCCCTCATATATGCGGAACCAAATGCACCACAGAACCCAACTAAACCGACATACCATGATTCATAGCAATCTCTATTTGCTTTTACATGATTATACTCTTCTTCACTGAATGTTTCTGGTAACTGGCTGTAATTATCTCTAGTATAGTTTAGTAGTGCAATTAACTCCTTGTGTAAGTCACTACCTATTTTATTATGATGGTTAATTTTATCAATCATGTTAGCCCCACCCACAAATGGTTCAATATATGCTTCTGTATCCTCTGTAATGTAACTTTGAATAATTGGTGCTAATTCTTTACTAAGTCTGTTTTTACTTCCTACGTATCTCATTTGTTTTCCTCCTCTTAACTTATGAATTAAGTATAACACCTCATTTAAGAGGTGTCAAGTGTTTAATCAATATAATTTTTAACTTCTGGAAAATCATCTATTTGACTATGAGCCTGTTCAATTCGCTCTTTCCAATTTGTGCCAAACCACATTACTAGTAAATCTTCTACCTGGTTTATATAGTACTCTTTATCAATGTCATCAAGAGTTATCCATCCTTCACCAATAGCTTCATTATCAATGGCATAATACTCAGGTGCATTAGCTAATCCTTTAGTGTATGAATCATCACCAACAATGGTTGTGCCTTCCTCTTCAATAACCGCTCCATGTTTAACTTTGAATATTTCAACCGCTTTGTTAGGGTCTTTTATTGCAAAGGTACGGTTTACTTTTTGTGCTTTCATTTCATTACCTTTACTATCACGTACCACAGTATCATCAAAAGTATAGCCTGTTTTCGTAATCATTTGGAACTGACGTAGTTCGTCACACTCATTAATAAACTCTTTATAGTCTTTACCAGCAACCACATAGTTAATAAAGGCATTTGACACAATTGCTTTAGATACTTTCAACCCATTAGTTAGTCCTATAGCACCTTTAAACTTAACTTTGCCATCTGATGTAACAGCCAAATAATTATTTACGTCCTTCTGGAAAATAGCTTTAAATGGATCATCATCTAAAGTGTACCCTGTCCGTTTCATCCAATCATTTGCAATATCATCAATGGCTTTTTCATCTTCTTCACTGAATGGAATATAATAATGTGCGTCTGTGTTTGATTGAATAATAGTAGCATGGTTTTCAATCTTTTCTAGTAAATCCCACATTGCCATCTGACCAGTGATACATACTAACAACCGCATACGTGGGTCATACAGTTTATTAAACTCAGCTCCCATTGCTCCATATTTAGTGTTTAGAGGTAGCTTATACCCATTAATTAGCAACTTGGTTGGAATCTGAACGCCTTTAATTTCAGTAAATTCTTTATTAGAATACTTAGCTTCCATACGTTCGTCTAATAACATTTGATAGATATGTCTTTTTTCTTCTGGAATATTTCTTGACAAATAGTCAAACAGCACCATTGTGTTTGGATACAATGAACCTACATCACGTGCGTGGAAGTTTCCTACATGAATAAATGACTCCTTAGCGCCATGGATACCACCTACTCCTAATACTTCTGTTACGTCTCTACGTGGTACATCTAATGAAATACTAGCATGTCCTTTATCATTAGCTTCGAATTCATCTGTCATAAACGCCTGACGTATGGTCTCTGACGCAATTTCAAAGTCTTCTGGTAGTTCATACTTATCTAACTCGTCACCTCTATCAGGTGTTTTTTCAGCCCCTAATAGTTCAGCAGTCAAGTTTGCGTTTGTCATTGATAGTGCCATTTTATCTAAACCAAAGTATAATGCAATTGCCGCTTTAGCTACTAACATACCTATGTTTTGTTCAAAACGTTTTTCCGTAGCTAACACATCATTCTTACAGTAAAGTTCATTCAATACTTGCTCTTCTTCTGTTAGTTCTCTATCTAAGTCAAAGTCTACATCAGTTTCTTTAATGTTTATTCCCATGAATGCACTATGTTCTTTCAAACTAAAACCCCTATTGTCTTGATACAAATCCATTCCAAACAGTGGTGTTTTTTTAGTATCAAACATTTTATATACTAACGATCTGTCATCACTTTCAATGATTGCTTTTGACACATGAAATGGGTTTTTGCCTTGTAAATAAGCACGCATGACATTTGAGTCATATGAATGTGAGTTATAACCTACAAACAACGAATCTCTATTTGCTAGATAGAACTTACGTAAAGCGTCCAAATTATTATGAATAACTGTCCATTCTTTAGTGAAGTAATCTCTGAAAACAAATAAATTATCTTTTTTAAATACTTCAATGTCATAAATATAGATTGTTTGTTTTGTTAGTGCCTCATTTTGTTTCTCAGGTAATACATCAATTACTGCTCCTTTTTGATTAATGGTTACATTTGGAAAACCATTGTTGTATTTTAGAGTAATCATTAATTGCTGTCCAACTTCTATCTTTTCCCAAGTTTTCCAATCTTGTTTACGAAACTTCATAATATAAAATGTTGCATCACGACCATCATTTGTGCTACGTACTTTAACCTCTTTCATTTCTTTACCTTTAGCACTTAAACGTTCCTCAGCTTTAATCACTACCACTTGGTGGACTCCTTCAATCATTGGATCAAAACTCTTTCCGTTGCCAGCAAGCGCTGCGAATATTTCTAACAGCTTACTTGCTAACGTTTCAGCACCTTTAAATTCTGCAATGTTTTTCATTCCTTACTTCCTCTCTCGTTTGAATATAATATAGTATACCACATCTATTACTAATACACAAGTGCAAAATATAAATTCTATGAAACTTTCAAGCGTATATCTCATCTGAAACATTTGAACTGACGTGGATGAGCTTGTGTTTGCATATATAATACATCATCTAATTTATAAACAGCAATCGTTTTCTTCTTGTTACTAATTGTAATTGTAGATGAATCAATCTTTACATATAATTCATTAAAATGTCTGTTCATGATTACTCCATCTTCATCTTTCACTGTAAGTACTAATATATCTAAAAACATCATGTTAATCTTCCTCCTATTATTTAAAGTTTTGTTTGTTCATCAATGCGCCAATAATATTAAATACTGAGATGATGAGTGGAATACCTGTCCAACAGAAAACTAGTTTAATAAGTCCTGTACCTGTTTTACCAACATAGAAATCATGAGCGCCAATTCCGCCTAAGAACAATGCTAGTAATAGATAGACCATCAGACTTGGTTTGCTAGAATCCTCTTTCATAATTTTAAGTTGTGCTAATTGTTCCTTCAAGATTTCATTTTGTAATTGTTCATTTGACATTTTATTTTCCTCCTCATGTTGTGGTGTGTTCATTTTATTCAATGTTTCTAATACTGGATTTGGTTTAGTCATTTTAATCTTCCTCTCTTTATCTTATGAGTTAATATTACCATGTTAGGTTCACTTTGTCAATTGTTTTTACTCCTAATTTTAAATCTTTTTCTAGAAATGCTTCTGTTGATCCACCATACAACTTGACCATATACTCCCATCCGTCAATGGGTTCATACAGCTTATATAACAGTACTCCTTTATCACCCTTATTGCCTAGTCCGTTTAGATTATCTCGTTTTAGTTCTACCACGTTTCCAATATTCATTTTTAGTCTACTCCTTTATATTCAAAAGTGTAACCGCCAGTTTGTTTCAGTCTGCCTTTTAGAACTGATGTGATATTTCCTTGACTTAACCCTAATTGTATAGCCCATTCTTTACCACTATTGAAGTCTGTAGATTCGCCAGTCGTTAGATTAGTTGCTATAATTGGAATACGTCGTGATTTACCTGATCTCTCATTACATGTTCCGTGATTAATATTTTCTTTTCTGGTTGACCATTCTAGATTATCAACTCTGTTATTAGTTTTATTCTCATCAATGTGATTAACATCTGACTTATTTTCTGGGTTTGGTATAAATGCTTGAGCTACTAAACGGTGAATTATCTGCTGAGATACAATGCTGTCTTTAGATAAACTAACTTTTAGATATCCGTTTGTACATTTACCACCTTTCAAAATTTTACCCGTCAATCTACGATTTGCGTCATCTAATCTGTCTAAACTTCTAACCCTTCCAAAAGTACTCACTTGATACAACCCTTCATATTCTTTAATATCTGTCCATATTTCTTTCATTTTAATTACCTCCTCCTCTTTATATATTAAATATATCATGTATAAAAAAAGAAGTCAACCCATAAGGTCAACTCTTTTTTACATTTATTTTAAAATGGTAACTCCTCTTCTGTCACTGCCTCTTTCTGGTCATCAGGATCAAGTGGTTGTGCTTCTAACCATCCATAAGGTGATTTTGGATCCAACATGTTCTTATTTACAGTACAGTCCACAACCATTCCAATAGCCATTTCTGCAGTGTCCCATGTTACATTTACATCTTCAAACAATTCATTGAAGCGGGCCTTTGCTTTTGCAAGTTTCGCTTGATTAGGAATAAATTTGTTTAATTTCTCAATATATACGCCAGAGTTAAAATTGAATGAGTAGTACTTACCTTCATGCTCAACAACTACTGCTCGTCCCTTTGCTGAGTCTTTGATTTCAACAATTGGTACTTGTTTTAAACGTTTTAGTGATACCAACGGCTTTTCAATCTTTTTGAATGATGTTCCTTCTTCAAAGTATGCTTTACCTGTTTCTTCATCTACATACATTTCTAATTCTTTATCTTCAAGGTTGTCAAATGAACCACCTAAAAGTTCTAATGCTTTAGCTAATCGTTCTTTACCTTTTGTGTCTTCATCTGTGAAGTCATTCCACGTTTTAGAATCTTTATCATATGTTTGTTTAAACACTGCCGCTTCATAGATAGCACTATAATCTTCACTGGCTACCTGCAATTTCACACTAATATCATCTTCCTCTGCACTAACAATAATTACTTTTTTCAATTCTGACATTTTAATTCCTCCAATTAATTTGTTTTATTTTCTCTCTTACAAAATCTATTATATCATACATTCCCTTACTTGTGTAGCCTGTTAAAGTATCTCATAATCAATTTTAAGTTTCTTCAAGTCTTCTGTCTTAACTTTAATTGTCACATATTCAACTGGCTTGGGAGCTTCCTGTTTTTGCTCGTTTCCAGTTAGTATGACAATGTCAGGTACTTTGGTTTCTTTTACTCTAGCCTGTTCTTTTTCAAGACGTTCTTTCTCAGCAATCATACTTGCGTAGTCTAAAATAGCTTCTTGCATATTAAAGCCATTTTTAGAGTAGGCAATCAAAATAGCTGAACGATCGTCTTTATCAGGATATTGTGTTTTTAACATATCATAATCCTGTTTAAATGTTTCAAAATAAGAAACCACTGTTTCACGAATCTTTTTAGCACTTGTTGCTTTATTGGTTATCAGAGTTTGGTTTTTTGCTAAAAACTTATCAAAAGTAAGCCATTGTGGAGCGTTATATGATTTTTGATATTTTTTAAATAAGTCTTTGATTTGTAACTTACGTTCTTCTTGTTGCCTTGTGGTAATCTCTTTAATTTGAGCATTAATATGTTCCTCACCTTCAAACAACACCTCTTTTAATATCTTAATCTTTTCATTCAATTCATCATAAGGTGTCATAATCTCACGCTTTACTGCCAAACGTTCTGCATCTAATTTTTTAATTTCTTTACGTACCTCAGCAAGAAGTTTTTTATTTTCTATTGCATTTTCTTCTGTAACCTCTTGCGTTTTCATACGTTCTGACAACCTCCTAACATCATTCAAAGTTTTCTCATAGCCAAGAAATTTAATTTCTTGTGTTCCGTTAGTTTGAATTGATAATTCAAATACCATTCTCTTCATCCTTCAGTTTAAGACGTTTATACTCTACTGCAAAGAGTTCTGCAATTGTATAATTTATTTTTAAAAGCCACACATATTTCTCAATCACATCAAACAACTGGTTTTCAGTGTATCCATAGTCCAATTTTAAAAGTGTTTTATAATTCATTCTCTGTCACCTTCCAATCTAATTACTTGATAATTCTCATCTTCTGAACCATAAAAACTAATCCATTTAATCGTATATTCCCCATATTTATCAATGACTTCTTGCATTGTAACAAACATTTCAGGACTTGACCATGCGCTGTAATCGTCACTAAATGTGATACCTATATAGTACTCATCTAATAAATGTGCTAATTCTTTTACAGTATATTTTTTCATCATAGTTCCTCCTTCAATAAATCCAAATCTTCATCACTCAAACGATCAATCAGTTCAATATCTTCTTCACGTACTTCCTCAAAGCGTGCTGCAAACTCTCCAGTTTCAACTAAGACAAGAATGTTTCCAAACTTATCCACGTGCTGCACAGTACCTTCATCACCTTGTTGGGCGTGCATCCCATAATTATTAGTAAATTTTACTAAATCTCCATATTGGTATTTCATTTTGTTTCATCCTCAAATTTAATATCAATATAATTTTCAACACCGTTGTGTTCTTTACGTGTTGCGTAACTACTAGCATCTACTTCTAAAATCTTGCCTGTTACAATATTGATAAGTTTGAATCTATATTTTAACAGGTAAGGTATTTTGCCCCAACAAACATTTACTTCTTCAGTGCTAGACTTAACTTCCATACCTATAATAAAATACTTATTCAATCCACTCTGACCGCTCTCACATAATCCATTTCCAATATATTTCATTATTCTTCCTCCTCTTTATCTTATGAACTAAGTATATTACCTAGTTAAATAATTGTCAACATCTTTTTTAGATATTTTTCCTTTTGATTTTTTAATCAATCCATCAAACGTTCTGTATGTTGCTGATTGGTGAAGCTCTACATCAGTATACCCTATATTTCCAAACTTGTCAACAAAAAGTTTTCTTTGTTCAGTATCTAAATGTCTATAACTTCCGTTGCTGAAAACATCATATCCTGTATGTGTTTTTGTTGCCTCATAGAATTCAATGACTTTAGGGTCATAGTTAGCTTCTAGTAATACTATATCAAGTTTTAAGTTGTTTGTCAATAGATATGTTTCATAATCTACCAATTGACTTAAATCAGTTGCATAAATCAAATTCTGTGAAGGACTTTCTAGTATGAAACCATGTGTATCAGTGAAGTCTTCTCCTGATCCATGATAATTTTGTAGAGTTGTAAATTTAACATCTCCAATTTTAAATTGGAAGTCATCTTTGAAGATAATATCTACATCTGGTAATTTACGTTTGATTAGTGCTTCATTAACTGTACTATTAGATAAAATCTTGATATATGGAAAGTTCTCTCTAATCTTCTTGTATGTTGTATAGACAAGATGGTCACCATGAACGTGTGATATTAAAATAAATTGTTTGTCATATAAGTGTGGTTCAATATATTTATATGGTTTACCTATGTCAATCAAAAATCCTAAATTACCATAATAGATTGAAACTGAATTTCCTTTACTTCCTGTATAATGAATGTCAAAGTCAAACTTCTTCGTATCTGTCATGATATGAACTTCCTTCCAATTCCCATAGTATTTTTCCCAGGCGATTAGCTTCTCTATAGTCCTTTTTATCACAAGCGTTGTTTATTTTTATAATGAGTTCGTGTCGTTCATCCTCTACCTCTAATCTGTGAGGACGTGCTACTCTTTGTTGCGCTTCTTTAGGATTGATAGCATACCCCAAGTTATCAGCATGGTTGTTCTGAACGTTTCCATCTTTATAATACACGTAACCAAGGTTGTGTTTGTTCAGTACAAACATTTCTGCAACTATTGGCGCTATAAAAAACTTACGTGATTTCATATGTGAGCCATGTAGTACAACATATTGTTTACCTGATTTATAATCAATCTCTTCCTTCACATACACGCCTGTGTCAATATCCATCACATGCCCCTCATTTGTTACTGAGTATTTGTCATATGGGGGCGACAGTTGTTCAAATCTCATCTTGTTTTTCCTCCAATTTTATTAGTTGATCTACATAGACCTTTACTTTTTTCAAATCTTTAATACCGTTCTTTTGTTTATATCTATGTGTATACTTATATATGTTAGCCTTATAGAAACCACGTAATTCTTCATAGGTTAGCAACTCATCTTCTAATACATCCAATAGTTGTTTACCTGAGTTGGTTCTGTAACGTTTGGTGTTTTGTAGTTCTTCATCTTCATTATTTTTATTGTAAGGGGTTAACTGTTGCGGATTAAAGGAGTGAAACCCTTCTTCACCTAAGTATACTCTTATTGGATAAATGGTGTGATTTATGTCAGTTATGAAACCTTGCAGTCCAATATAACTCTTATTGCTGTATTCCGTTACTGTAACTTTATCTCCAATTTTAAACATCTTATCATATCCTCTCTCTTTTAACTATTTTAATCTTAACATATTCTTGGTTCAATGTCAACACAAATCTTTTATTTTATGGTATAATTATTTATAGGGAGAATTCCTCCTCTTCCTCCTCTCGTAGACTAGTCAATTGACTAGTCTTTTTGTTTATAATTTTGAATATCTGATAAATATCCAAAAACCTCGCGTGCTGAATGAAACTCAACTCTATGAGTGTCTTGTGGTTCATTGACATGGAAAACTTCTACATAATATTTTAACTCAAATCTTGATTGACTGAATACTAGCACACAATATCCATTTTTAAACTCTGTGTTAAATAATAGTCTATCCATCATTCTTCCTCCATTCTTCTTATTTCACGCTTACGAACGCTCTCATATGTTTGCAGTACTTCATCCTCTGATAATGGTGGATTACAGCCAATCTGGTTAACGTACAGACTCCACACACGAACCTCATCATGATTTAACCCAGTGGCAAATAATTTACCAATCTGAGTGGTTAGCCAGATATTTCTTCCACCTTCCCCACTACCTGCAATTATATCACCTAATAGATTTGCCGTCCATTTGCGTTCTCTCTTTTTGTTCTTTTTTGTAATCGTTTTATCTGTGAACATTTCTAACCATTTCTCAGGTAGTTCTGCGAGTTCTACGTCACGCACTACTTCATAATACTTTCCGTCAATTTGACTAGGTGGTGCTAATACTATTCTGCCATGTGTTTGAAAATCAACTCCTTCTAGTTGAGAATGATTTTGAATGAATTGTACGTCATTATATTTATCATCAAGTTTAAAATGGTAATGATAACCTCCGCTTGGTGTCCTAACAACTTTAGTTTTTGGTAACTCAATATCATAAGTATCCAAGAACTCTTTCAAGTTACTAAGCCCATCTACTCCATTGTGATTATCAATGTCTATTACCGCAATACCACTTGTTTGTCCAGTAGCATAGGCTACATTTCCTCCTTCTGCTATCCATTTATCAACTAATTGATCATCTTCACCTTGGAATGCTCCTGCCACCAGTGGTGACTTTGCGTTTTTCTTAATTCGTAATCGTTTAATTTTTTTCAAAATAATAACCTCCACCTGTTTTATTAATATACTTATTAGATAGTACTTTACATATTGTTCCAGTGTCAACATCCAACGCTTTTGATGCTTCTATAACACCATCATAATAATATACATTACCTGATTTATCAATAGCTTTTACAGGTATCTTTGCTTGTCCTGTTGAAACTATTTTATTAGACTGCTGTTCCTCATATGTTGCCCATCTTAAATTTTTAACCCTATTATCTAGCCTATCACGATTGATATGGTCTACTGTTGGTTTGTTTTCAGGATTTGGTATGAATGCTTGAGCTACTAGACGATGGATACTGTAATATTTGGTATATCCTAAATCTGTTTTCAATCTAATACACTCATATTCATACCCTTTTTTACCTCTTAATTGAGGTGTCATAAGTCTTTCTTTTCTATTTATAACCCCTTTGTTGCATTTAGTAGTTCTTTGTTTTGATTTAACTCTACCCAAGCTACTTATTTGATATCTACTTAATAACGGTATATCTTTCCACTGTTCCTCCATAGTATTTAATACCTCCTCTTATTTATGTACAAAGTATAGCATGATTAGCTATACTTGTCAACACTTTCAATCATTTCATTTGTAAAATCTTTTCCATTTGTGACTGTTTCAAATATCTTTTTCTCAATGGGTGTATCTGGAATAATGTGGATAAAGTTAGGTGTACGCTCCTGACCAAATCTATCAACTCTAGCTTTTGCCTGAATATAGTCTGTAGAACTTAATGGCATAGAATTGAATACGCATACACTAGCTATTTTCAAGCTATTGATACCTGTACTCGCACTTTTATATTGGGCTAAAACCACTCCATTATCATAGTCTTTGAAATTAGTCAAATCTTTATTATTTCCATTATAACTACTGTACGGTCTTTTTAGTTTATTTAACAGTTCTGAAATCATATAAAACTCTGCGTTGTAATTATAAAATATGACCACTCGTTCACCACTGTATTCTTCTAGTACTGCTTGTAAACGCTCAAACGGTTCTTTAGACACCTGTTTGTGTACACCTTTAAGAAAACCATGTGATACTTGACGCAGTGCGTTAAATAATTTACTACTATTGTCTAGCTCAATAATATTATCTAGGTCGTCTTTGTACATTCTGACTTTCTTTAATTTATTATAAAACGCAGGCTTTTTGGTCTTATAATAAAAATCTTGTGGCATATATGGTTTATCACGTTCATACCTAACACTTACTTTATCAATCATTTGTTTCAATAAGTGCTCGTTGCGGTAACCAATAATCTGCATGAATCTAGCGGATCCCATTTGTTGCATGCGTTCAGTTACGAATAACTCATAGAACTCTTTTTTTGGCTTGCGGAACACATTTAACATATATAATTGACTATAGTAGTTTTCTAGTTTTCCGTTTGCTACTGGGGTTGCGGTTAATAATCTAACATGAGTGGTCTTTTTACATAAGCTCATCATGAATTTAGTTACTTTTGATTTTGGTACTGAGACCTTATGGCTTTCATCAATTAAAATATAAGTATCGTTGTTAACCCATTTCAACAAATCAGTTAAGCGCCAACTACTCTCAAAACTAATGGCTACTCTATCTGATTCTGATAATAACTTTTTATTTTTAGCAGTTCCTTTGTTTAACGGGGTAATGGTAATTCCCATTAAGTTACCATCTTCTGCAAAATCAGCTACTTTAGGGGCTAAGCAGACCACTAATAATTTACTACATCCACTTTTCAAATAAGCACCCAGTGCTGAGTACGTTTTTCCAGTTCCAGCGGATGATAAGTCAAAATTCTTTTTATCAGATAATTCAATAGCTTCAACTTGATGTGGAAGAAGTTCTACTTTACCTATTTTATTTTGCATATTCAAAAGTGTAGCCCCCTGTTTGTTTTTGCTCGTTGTTTAAACATCTTCTCAGCCCTGTTCTACGCACATTAAGCTTTTTAGCTGTTGCCGTTTGATTGTGACTATATATCACCTCTCCTGTTTCAATATTAGTAGCTTTGAATAATCTCCCACCTAATGTTTTAGATATTTTATCTCGTGTATCAACTGATATTTTTCTACCACGTAGTGCCTCGCTTCTAGCCTTAATGTGTTCAGATGACTGAGGTCTACCTTTTAATGGTGACTCATGCATTAAATAGTGATTTCTAAGACCTTTACTGATATTACTCCTCTTTTCTAATGTCCAATTTATATTTTTACTACGTACACTCTGTTGCTCTTTAAATTCTTTGGAATGTTTCATACCTGTCTCTTATACACATCTCCGAGCCCACGAGACTCGACGTCATCTCGTATGCCGTCTTCTGCTT